AGGGATACGATTCTTGATGCTCTGCTCAAGTCTGACACAAAGAAGAATCTCGTCGATGTCGCGTTCAAAGTCGCAGCCATCTACTGCCGTTATATCGAGTTGAGGAACCGCGTGCAAAACGCGGAGGAGAAATAAATCTATGGAAAACGTCAAAATTCAGAAACTTGAGCCGAAAGAATGGCTCGACCGTGTGATCGACAACCTCGATCATCTGCGCATGCTCGATAAGGTGCTCCGCCCGGATGAGGTCGATTTCACCTGTCTCGATGTCCTGGATGGTGACAAAACTTTCCCGTCCGTTCACCTGGGTGCAGCAAATGTGCGCTTCTTTTCGCACCTGCTCGGCTGTCCCATGACTTTCAAGGCCAACGATAACGGCGAAAAAGTCTTCGTTGTAGCAGGCTTTACTTACCGTTCGCACTACATTTTCGGAATCGTACACGATGACAAAGAGGAGGCTGCAAAATGAACCTCCGCGAAACACGCCTCGACCGGCGGCTGACACAGCCGCAGATCGTGGCCAAGATGAAGGAAGTCGAGCCGCGCGTCGATGTGGCACTGTACTCCAAGATGGAAAGCGGCATCTGCCTGCCCACCCCGCCCCTGATGGGCGTGATCCTCTCGGTGTTGAATTGCCCACTGCACGACATCTACTCCGGCGAGGAGGTCACCTTTCCCGCCGCAACGCCGGACGTGATCGAGATTCCCGAGGAGGCTCGCGTCCCGGTTCACCCCCGCAAGCCTGACCGCCGCAAGGGTGACAGGCACCGCAAGACCCGGCGCATCTGCCTGCGCGTGGATAACGCCACCGCCGAGGCCCTGCCGAAGATCTGCACCGCACAGGGTTACAAATCCGTCCAGGCCTGGCAGCAGGACTGCCTCGACACCCTGATTCATAACTACAAACAGGAAGGAGGGGCCGAGGATGTACTTGCCGGAAACGCCACCGCTGCCGCCGATTAAGCCCGGCGACCCTGACTACGACCCTTTCGCCAAGCCCCGGCACCGCTCGTGCAGCTATCGTTCATCGGCCCCGGTGTCTGGATCTGCCCAACGTGCTGCACCGTCCTGGGAACGGTCGGCAGACGATACAAAACGACCTGCCCGGCCTGTGGGCAGAAAGTAAAGGAGCTTTCCCATGAAACTTTATGAAATTCCTGATATGATTCAGCAGTTTTTGGATGCCTACGATGCCGGGGACGTGCCGGAGGAGGCCTTCGACGATACCCTCGGATCCCTGGCGGGCGACTTTGCCCAGAAGCTGGACGATTGTGCCTGCGCCTACAAGGGGCTGCTGGCCGAGGCGAAGGAGATCAAGGCCGAGGCCGACGCTCTCGCTGCCCGGTACAAGGCCAAGAAAGCCCAGGCCGACCGCATGGCCGACTACATGGACAAACAGCTCAAGCGGGCCGCTGGGCTGGGCGTGAAGCCTGCCAAGCTGGAAACCGCCCGCAATGTGCTGTCCTACCGCACCAGCGAGGCCGTGGACGTGCCGGATGTAGAGAGCGTGGTCCTCTGGATTCAGGCCCACGATCACGAGGAGATCAACGGCGTGGCCGTGAATCAGGACGATCTCCTCAAGTATAAGGAGCCGGAGCTGTCCAAGACCGCGCTGAAAACTGCGCTCAAGGCCGGGCTCATCGTACCCGGCGCGACCGTCAAGACATCGTTCAACCTGCAGATCAAGTAAGGGGGCAGCAGCATGGAAAACGCAACAGGAATGGGAAACCTCGAGCTTTACCAGCAGTTCCGCGCCGTGCCGGACAACGCCCAGCGGGCCATCACCGGCGGCCGGCTCAAGGGCAAGACCGAGATCAACCCCATGTGGAGAATCAAGGCCCTGACCGAGGTGTTCGGCCCCTGCGGCATCGGCTGGAAATACGAGATCACCCAAAAATGGCTGCAGCCCTGCGAAAAGACCGGCGAGATTGCCGCTTTCGTGGACCTCAACCTCTACTTTCTCGACAAGACTACCGGCGCATGGTCGGATGCTATCCCCGGCACCGGCGGCTCGATGTTCTGCGCCAACGAGCGCAACGGCCCGAACTGCTCGGACGAGTGCTACAAGATGGCAACTACCGATGCGCTCTCCGTGGCCGCCAAGGCGCTGGGCGTGGGTGCGGACATTTACTGGCAGGCTGATTCCACCAAGTACACCACCGATGCGGCCCCGGCACAGCAGCAGGCCAAGGCGAAAAAGCCTGTCTGCGCCAAGTGCGGCCGCCCGCTGCAGGGGCTTCAATTCAAGAACGGCCAGACCATCACCCTGGAGCAGGCACAAATCAAATTTGACGGTCTGTGCTATTCCTGCTGGAAAAAGCAGCAGGCCGCGCAGAAGGAGGCGCAGGCATGATTGAACGTCCTCAGCTCGGCACCTGCCTGTACATGATCTCCTATGTCAGCGACCGCGATCCCGGCCTGGGCCGCTACATTGTCCGGCCGGTCATCCTGTGCGCCTGCTATGAGGGGCCGCCCGCCGAGATCTTCCTCAAACGCACCGACGGCACCACGGTCTGGGTGCGGCAGGACAAGCTCGGCTCTCAGGTGTTCACCTCTGCCGGGGAGGCTGCCGAAGTAGCCGCCGCCTGGACGGAGAAGCTGCACGAAAGCTGGCGGCGCTTATGATCGAAATACGATTCAACGGCGGGCGGTTCTCCCGTGAGCGGGAGGGGCTGTTCCTGTGCCTGAAAATTCTGCCCGCCTACGAGGCCGCCGCGTACAGGCTGTTGGATATGCTGAACGGCGAAAAGCCCTTCACAGCGGCTTGCAAGCCGTTCAGAGAGCATCGCAGCCTGTCGGCCAATGCGTACTGCTGGGTTTTGTGCGAAAAAATTGCCATCGAGACCAGCACCTCGAACGTCTGCATCACCAAAGAGGACGTATACCGCGAGGCAATCCGCCGGGTCGGTGTGTTCCAGATTGTGCGTGTTGCGACCGCCGCTGTTGCATACACCTGTGAGCACTGGCAGCGCTCTGGCCTTGGCTGGATTGCTGAACCCATGGGGCACTGCACCGGCGACGACTACGACGATGTCTGCCTCTACTACGGCTCCAGCACCTACGACCGCGCCGAGATGGCCCGGCTCCTCGACGATCTGATCGAGGATGCCGAGGCCCTGGGCATTGAAACGAAATCCCCGGAGGAGGTGGACAGGCTGTTGAGCCTGTGGCAATGCGAAGATGCTACTTGTGCGGAAAGGTGATTGCCCTGGAGCGGCATCACATTTTCGGCGGGCCAAACCGTGCCCTCTCCGAACGTTACGGCCTGGTTGTGGACCTGTGCCACTGGTGCCACAACGAACCGCCGGACGGCGTACACTTCAACCCTGACCGTATGCGGCTGCTGCATGAACTCGGCGAGCAGAAATACCTAGACGAGACCGGCGATACGGTCGAGGGCTTTATAGCTAAGTTCGGGACGAACTATCTCCCGACAGAAAGGACAGAAAATGCTTAATGTAATTGCAATCCAGGGCCGCCTCGTCCGCGACCCAGAAATGCGCCAGACCACAACCGGCAAAAACGTCGCTTCTTTCCGCATTGCCTGCGACCGCGGGCGCAAGGATGCCAGCGGGCAGAGTCAGGTCGACTGGATCGATATTGTTGCATGGGATCGCCTGGCAGAATTCGTCTGCAAATATTTCCAGAAAGGCAGCCTGATCGTTATCGATGGCCGCCTGCAGACCCGCAGCTACAAGGACCGGGACGGCAACAACCGCACAGCTGTCGAGGTCGTGGCAAATAATCTCAACTTTGCCGGGCCGAAGTCGCAGCAAGGGAACCCGGAGGGCGGCTATGCCAGCGCCAGCGGTGAACCCAACGTCCAGTTTGAGCCGATCGATGACGACGAGGGCGATCTGCCGTTTTGATGGAGGTCACTATGCAAATGGAAGAATATCCTGTACCGAATGAGTGCGCCCGGGCGCAGGTTTATTTGTTGCTGCCTGTTCCTGCCGTGGATGATCCCCGCCTGAACGACGGCGCTGTGCTTCTCCTGGCGGAGATCATGGCCCTTGCGAACAATACCGGCTACTGCTATGCCTCGAACGCCTACCTCCGCCAGAAGCGCCGGGTCTCGCAATCTACGCTCACGAATCAGCTCGGCATGCTCAAGCAGTGCGGCTATGTGAAGGTCGAGATCATCAAAAACGCCGACGGCAGCGTAAAAGAGCGCCGGATTTATCCCTATTGCCTCGACTTTACCCCCTATACCGAAAAACCGGGAGAGGTATGCCAGAATCTCGGCATACCCCCTGCCGAAAATCTGGCATTACCCCTGCCGGAAAACTGGCAGGAGAATAATATAAGTATGAATAATATAAGTAAGAATAATAGAGAGAGAGTAAGAGAGAGCCGCCCGGAATCAGTCGAAGCTGTCCGCGCCTATTGCCAGGAGCGGAACAACGGGGTAGATCCGGAAGCGTTCTGGGATTATTACGAGGCGAACGGCTGGAAGCAGGGCGGGAAAGCTCCTATCAAAGACTGGAAAGCCTGTGTCCGCACATGGGAGCGCAAGAACGGCAGAGGCCCGCGCCCGAAAGGAGGTACAGCGACCAATGCTTCAAAGTTTGCAGAGGATTTTGTCTGATACCGGCGTACAGCCCCGGCACCAGATGACCGAGGAAGAATGGCAGCGCCACCTCGTAGACCAGATGAACAGCGAACCCGGCACCAAGGATGACGGCATCGACTGCCCGGATTGCCTCAACCGCGGATACTATTTCCGCTACGATGAACAGATGGCCGCCCGCGTACAGGTGCCATGCCACTGCCTGGCCCGCCGGGAAGCCCGCCGCCGTCTGGATCGCAGCGGCCTCGGCCCGGCCCTGCGGCGGATGACCTTTGCTACATACCAGGCCGATGATGAATGGCAGCGCCGGATCTATGCCGCCGCCAAAGCCTACGCGGCCGCCCCGGCGGGCTGGTTCCTGGCAGGCGGGCAGGTCGGCAGCGGTAAGACCCACATCTGCACGGCCATCCTGCAGGAACTTTCCCTGCGGTATCCTGTGCGGTACATGCTGTGGCGTGACGAGAGCGCCCGGATCAAGGCCCTGCTGAACGAGCCGGAGGGCGTGGAACGGATGCGGGATCTGAAAACCGCGCCGGTGCTCTACATCGACGACCTGTTCAAGGGGGCCGAGCGCCCCACCCAGGGCGACCTGAACATCGCCTTCGAGCTGCTGAACTACCGCTACAACGACGAGCGGCTTTACACGATCATCTCCACCGAGAAGCTGCTGGACGAATTGATCGCCATCGACGAAGCCATCGGCTCCCGCATTGCGGAGCGCAGCAAGGGCCACCGGGTCCAGATCAACCGCGATCCGGCCCGGAACTGGAGGACGCGATGACCGGGCGGCAGATCAAGCTCGTGTTCGTCGGGGTGCCGCCCTCGATGAACCAGTTCAACGGGCGGACGAACGTCCAGGTCTACCGCGCGGTAAAAGCCGACTGGACAGACCGCGTCACCTGGCAGGCCCGCGCCCGGCGGCCAAAGCGCCCTTTTGAACGGGCCGATGTGCTGATCGAGTACCAGTTCCAGGACAACCGCCGCCGCGACCCGGACAACTACTCCGGCAAGTTCATCCTGGACGGCCTGACCAAGGGCGGCATCATCCGGGATGACAGCTTTCAGCACATCTCGCTCACCGTGCGGGCCAAGCCCAACCCCGGCCCGGCGGAGACAACAATCACGATCCGGGAGGTTTTGAACGATGAAAGACCTGAAATTCGATAACCAGCGCGGCGCCAGTGTAGCCTGCGACCTGGTGGACGTGGTACGGTGCAAGGATTGTTTGTTTTCCACTTGCGAAACATACTATGCAGGGCATGTTGTTTGCGTCAGCGATAAAGGTTGGCCGCGTTGGGTGAAAGAAAATGGGTTTTGCGATTTGGGAGAAAGGAAGGGATAAGATGATTTTAACCATCCTCGGCGACATCATCCTGGGCTGTATGTTTGCCGGGTTCTACGCGCTGGGCGTCTCCGCCGGGAGGGCCGCCACCCGGCAGGAGCCGAAGGACAGCATCGTCATGGAGCACAGGCATGGAGGTGAGGGGGATTGAAGTTTCACTCCGGGCCGCGGTTCGGGCTTTCTGAGGAAGACCAGGCCGCCATCTACTGGCTCTGCACCAGCTACGAGCGCCTCTCGCCTGAGACCCGGCAGGTCATCGACGACGCGATTCGGAGTGTGGGCGGCATTTATGCCGTACCGCTTCGCGAAGCTGTCACCACGAAAGAGCCTGTCCCGAGCGTAGCCCTGCGCACCAACGGCACCAACTGGCCGATCGACCCGTCCCACCTCGCACGGCGTGTCGGTGCCGTCTATAAGATCCTCGCAGAAACGCTCCCCGTCTGGAAATCCGCCAGCGGAGACCCCCCTGCTGTATGATACACTGACAAAGCAGGGTAGTTTTAGGCGTTTTCTGCTCTGTTCTCCTCTTTCCAGGCCCTCGGCGCCAAACGCGCCGGGGGTTTGTTGTTTATGCGTGGTCTGGTCTGCATGAAGGCCTGCCGCGCTCCACCTACAAACGCAAGGGAGGGCAAACCATGAACAAGAACACGGTATCCGTACTGGGCGAGGAATACACGATCCATCTCCTCAACCCGGAGGACGACGCGGCGCTGAACCGCTGCCAGGGCTACACCGACGAGAGCACACACGAGATCGTCGTGCAGCGGGATCTGCGAGACCCCAACGACCCGGTCAACGTCTCGGATTGGGGCGCTATCCGCAAGCAGACCATCCGGCACGAGATCGTCCACGCCTTTTTCTTTGAATCCGGCCTTGGCGGCGAGAGTGACTATGCGCAGAACGAGGAACTTGTAGACTGGATCGCCCGCCAGGGGCCGAAGCTCTACCGCGCATGGGCGGAGGCGGGTGCTCTGTGAGCAAGGCCAAGGCACCGAAGAAGAAAGCCGTCCGGGATTGGATCGCCATTCGGAACGAGTACGCCTCGACGGATATTTCAACGCGGGCACTCGCCGAGAAGTACGGAATCCCGTACAACACGATCAAAGACCGGGCCAAGCGCGAAAAGTGGGTTGAAATCCGGGACGAACAGCACAGCAAAATCGCGGCAGAAACGGCGCAAAAAACGGCGCAAGTCGTAGCAGAGGGTGAGGCGGGCCGAGTTGCCCGCCTTTTGCGTATTGCGGATCAGCTCATGGACCGCACCGAGCAGGCTCTTGCCGAGCTGGACCAGCAGGCCGTGCGATACAAAGAGACCGTCAAGACGAGCGCCACCACCCACGACGAAGAGGGCCGCCCTGTCAAGACCGAAACAGCACGGGAGATTGTCAACGTCGAAACCATCAATGCCATCGTTGACCGCAAGGGCCTGCAGCAGATTGCCACCAGCGCAAAGGCCATCAAGGACATCCTGACCGCCACAGCAGACGACAGCGATTCCGGCTCTCTGGATGACCTGATTGCCGCACTGCGCGAGATTGGGGGCGGCGACGGGTGAGAATCGGCTACACCAAGAAGCAGGCCGCGCTCCTCCGCCTGTTTGCCGAGGGCAAGCTCCACCGCTATACAATCCTCTCCGGCTCGGTACGTTCTGGCAAGACCTGGATCTCGCTTGTGATTTGGGCGTTCTGGGTCGCTACGCGCCCCAAGGACGGCGTTTACATGATGGCCGGTAAAACGATCGAGGCACTGGATAGAAACTGTCTGCGGCCCTTGCAAGCCCTCGTGGGGCGACGCAATTTCCAGTACAATGCCAAGGCCAAGCGCGGGACGCTGTTCGGGCGGACGGTCTATTTCGAGGGCTGCAACGATGTGCGGGCCGAGAACAAGATCCGCGGCCTGACCCTGTACGGGGCCTACTGCGACGAGCTGACCCTGTTTACCGAGGACTTCTTCGCCCAGCTGCTGGCCCGCCTAAGTGCCCCCGGCGCGAAGCTGATTGCCACCACCAACCCCGACACGCCCATGCACTGGCTGTACAAGAACTACATCAACCGCTCCAAAGATGCCCAGCCGATTGACCTCGGCGTGTATACCTTCCTGTTGGATGATAATACCACGCTCGACCCCGAGTACGTCGAGGAGATCAAGCGGGACTACGAGGGCGTGTTCTACCAGCGCATGATTTTAGGCCTATGGGTCGTGGCCGAGGGCGCGATCTACCGCGTCTACACCGACCGCCGCGAGGATTGCACGGTGCATCTGGCCACGCTGGATGCCGACGGCAACGAGATCCGGGGCGATGGCTGCGCCGACTACGACTACATCCAGCTCGGCCTTGACTTTGGCGGCAACGGCTCCGCACACTCAATCACGGCCACCGGGCTGAAATACGACTACTCAAAAATCACCGTCCTGGCCTCGCGCAGGCTGCCCGCCAAGGACACGAACCCGATCCAGCTCTATGAATGGGTCGAAAAGTTTGTCCAGTACGTCCGGGCCACCTACTGCCGGGGTTCGCGGATTATCCAGGCGCTCTACGCCGACAGCGCCGAGCAGACGCTCAAGAACGGCTTGAAAGACCGGCTCGACTTCCCGGTCAAGGATTCCCTCAAGCGGGAGATCGTGGACCGTATCCGCACGACCACGACGCTTATGAGTTCCGGGCGGTTCTTCATCGTGCTGGACGATTGCGAGACCCTGGACGCGGCACTGCAAACCGCCGTCTGGAATGAGAAGAAGCTCGACCACGACGAACGGCTTGACAACGGCACGAGCGACATCGACTCCCTCGACAGCTTCGAGTACAGCTTCGAGAAGGATCTCAAGAAATACGCGAGGAGCGTTGCATAATGTTTTTTGACCGACTGATTCAAACATTGGGGAGGCTATTCGGAATGTACACACAACGGACGGCGGCAGAGGATTGCCGGAGCACGGCAATCTCCGACCGCATGGCAAATGCGATCACGGCCTGGTATCGGCTGCTGTATGGTGAGGACGTGCACGATGGTTACCCCGCCAGCAAGACCCGCGCGGCGATCTTCATCACCAACTTTGCGGCCACCCTTGCCACCGAGGAGCTGGAGATCAACACCGGCACGGGTGCCCGAGCCGATTATGTGAAACAGCAGGTCACCCGCTACGTCCTGCCGGAGCTGCACAACAACGTTCAGACGGCGGCCGCAGGCGGTGAGGTCGTGCTGAAACCGTTTATCCATAATGGCCGGATTCTCTGCGATGCCGTTACTGCCGACCGCTTCTACCCGACGCGGATCAATGCCGCCAAAGAGGTGGAGGCCTGCTATTTTACCGACTTTGCCACCTATAACGGAAAAGATGTCGTCCGCGTGGAGTTCCACGATATGCGGGCCGACGGCTACTACATCCACAACGAGGCCTACTACGATGACCGCGGCACGATGAAGGGCAATTTCAACTACCACCTGATCCCAGAGTGGGCCGACCTGGAGGAGGACACGAAGATTGAAGGTCTCGACCGCCCGCTGTTCGCCATACTGAAAATGCCCATGGCAAACACCGTAGACAATACCTCGCGGCTCCCGGTCTCTATGTACGCAAACTCGATGGAGGCTTTCGAGGAGCTGGATCGGATCTACACCGAGTTCCTGTACGAGATTCACACCGGCAAGCGCAAGCGGATTGTCTCGCCCGATGCGCTATCGGCCACGTTGCCGGGTTCGCCCAATTTCCGCCCGGTGCCATACACCGACTTGACGACCGACCTCTATCTCATCCTCGACACCGGCGAGGGCGGGAAGCCCTTCGACGACTACACGCCGGAGATCCGCGTCGAAGCCTACCAGAAAGCCATCGATGTGCAGCTGCGCCTTATTGAGCGGCAGTGCGGCTTTACCGAGGGTACGTTCACCCTCGACGTTAAGACCGGCAAGATGACGGCGACCCAGGTCACGAGCGACGACCGGGACACCTACTCCACGATCAAGGCGATTCAAGACCGCGGCCTCAAGCAGGGGCTGGAAGATGTAATCTACATCTACAACGTCTACGCCACCCTGGGCGACCTGGCACCGGCTGGCGAGGTTGACCCGTCGGTCTCGTTCGGCGATTCTGTGTTTGAGGACACGGGCACCGAGTTCGGGCGGCGCAAGCAGCTTGTCGATGGTGGTTATTTAAAACCGGAAAAGCTCATTGCCTGGTATTTCGGGTGCAGCGATGAAGAAGCCGCCGAATATATGCCGAAGCCGGAGGCCGGGATCACGTTCGGGATGGAGGAGTAAACCATGCTAACGCCGGAGCAGCTGGCACAGATTGCCGACACCGCGACCGTGCGCAAGCTCTACGACCAGCTCCAGGAGGACATCATCGCCGACATGGCCCGCCGGATCTCCGAGATGGACTTCGCCAGCTATACCACCATGTGGGAGCTGCAGCGGCTTGAAGCCATCAACGCCGAGCGGGACTACATCGTGCAGCGGCTTGCCGAGACCACCGGGAAAAGCAAGAAAGAGATCATTGCCATTCTGAACACCGGCTGCTCGACCGCGCTCTCCTCCGATGACAAGGTCTACCGCCTTGCCGGGTACAATCCGCTTCCGCTGGCGCAGAATCCGGCGCTGCAGGCGTTGATCTGGGCCGGTTACAGCAAGACCCTCGGCACCTTTGAGAACCTGACACGCACGACCGCCAACACGGCGACACGTCAGTTTGAGGCGGCGCTCGACCGCGCCTATATGCAGGTCACCTCCGGCGGCATGAGCTACCAGCAGGCCGTAAAGGGGGCCGTTCTGGATCTGGCAAAGAAAGGCCTTGCCGTGGTGCAGTATGGCTCCGGTCACACGGACTACATGGACGTAGCTGTCCGCCGGGCCGTTTTGACGGGCGTGAATCAGACTGCGCTCAAGATCCAGGACGCACGGGCCGATGAGTTCGAGTGCGACCTCGTCGAGGTGTCGGCCCACTACGGTGCCCGCCCCACACATGCCGAGTGGCAGGGGCAGATTTACTCCCGCTCCGGCAAGAACCGCAAGTACAAGAATTTCTACGATGCCACCGGCTACGGTACTGGCGACGGCCTGGGTGGCTGGAACTGCCGCCATTCGTTTGCTCCCTTCTTCGAGGGGATCTCGGTGCCGAACTACTCTGCCGAGGACCTGAAAGAGATCAACTCCAAGACTGTAGAGTACAACGGCCAGCGCATGAGCCTGTACGATGCCTCCCAAAAGCAGCGGGCCAATGAGCGAGAGATCCGCGCCCTAAAGCGGGAGCAGGCCGGACTGGAAGGAGCCGGGCAGGATGCCTCGGAGGTCAAGGCCAAGATCCGGGAGGTACAGGCCCGGCAGCGTGATCTCTGCCAGCAGACGGGGCTTCGCCGGGATTATTTCCGTGAGCGCGGCGGCAAGCAGAACCAGCAGCGCAGCCCGAACCCCACGCCAAATACGACAAAATCCGCCTTGTTCCCAGGTTCTCCCCGTGGTACAATAAGTACGAACGGACGACAAGCCCTGACCGGCGACCCGATTACCGACAACCTCGGCGCGGTGAAGAAGGCACCGTTTGCGCCCGGCCCTGCCGCCAAGGGTACAAACCCGAACTACGGCGCAGGGTGGGAGTACTCCCACAACTGCCAGCGGTGCGCCCCTGTGTATGAGCTGCGCCGCCGTGGGTACGATGTGCAGGCAAAAGCCGCTCCGACAGACCCCACTAACAGATTGATTCTATACGGGTCAGAATGTTTCACCGACAGCAACGGAAATCCCGTCAGCTTTGACTGGGCGAATTATACGACAGCGGAGAAGGTGGCGCGGGCATTATCCGAGGCCGAAAACGGCTCCAGATATATGATCTATGTCGCATGGGACAACGGAACCGCGCATGTCTACAACGCCGAGAAGCAGTACGGCATGACACTTTACTTCGACGCGCAGAATCCCAAAGCAAAGCCCTTGCGCTATTTGCAAATCGGCGTAGACGGCAAGTTTGGGCTTCTTCGCGTAGACGACAAGCAGATAACAACAGATACACGCATAATTTCCGAAATAATGGAGGCCGCACCATGACGGAGACAGAAGCGAGAATCATCATCACCGACTATCTCAAAAAGATTTCCAAAGAGACACCGCCGGAATACATCGGGGACGATCAGCAGTGTTATTTCTACACGGTACGTTACCAAGTCGGATACCAAAACTACGGCGTATTGAAAGAAACCGGGAAAGTTCTCCCTTGCCCGCAGTAAACCCGCCAGTAGAAGCCCCCCTATAATATGCTACGCTATGAGCAGACCTGAAAAGGCCTGCTCTTTTTTATTACTTCCTCCACCCTCGGGAGGTTTAAATCAGAGGGGCGGCACACCGGGGAGAGGCCCCGGATCTACAAGCTAAATCGATGCCAGCAAAAGGAGAACCACTATGGCCGACTATTCGTTTTTGAAACCCCTGTTCGGTGCCGACGGATCTACCGCCTTGAACTTTGACCAGTTATCGGCCGCGCTCGATGCGCAGAAAGAGATCAAGATTGGCAACCTGGCCGACGGCTCGTACGTTGCCAAGGGCAAGTTTGATGCCCTGGTCACTGAGCGCGACACGCTGAAAAGCAGCAAGGAAGAAGCCGACAAGAAACTGGCCGGATACGATCCAGAGTGGAAGACCAAGGCAGATGCCGCCCAGGCCGAAGCGGATGCCAAGGTCAACGCAATTCTCCTGAAAAATGCAGCCATGAGCGCCCTCAAGGACGCTGGCTGCATAGATCCCGATCTCGCCTTTATGGCGCTTGATGCCTCCAAGCTCAAGCTCGACGGCGAGAATGTCATCGGCCTGAACGATCAGATCGAGGCTTCCAAAAAGGCGCACCCGTCCCTCTACGACGTCGAGAAGGACGGCAAGCAGACCCAGCAGCGCGGCAGTTTCCGCGTGACGACCGGCTCTACTGGCAAAGCGCAACCGACCGGCAGCGATCAGGAAGACCTCGATAGGATCTACGCCAACAACCCGTTCTACAAGAAAAATCACTAAGGAGAGATAATCTATGGGCGTTCTCATTAACGCACAGAACGTAGACGAGCGCTACTCCAACATTTTGGAGCCGAACCTGTTCTACGATTCCATCTTTGTCCCCGGTGTCACCTGTACCGATCAGTATCAGGAAGGTCCCGCGGGCGGCATCTATGTTCACAAGCTGAAAACCTCCGCCGTCACCCCCGGCAAGCCCGGTCGCGACTTCACCGACGAGGAGACCAGCGACGATCTGATCCAGATCCTGCTGAACAACAACTTCCAGAAATCCAAGAAGATCTACAACGTGCAGGCAGCACAGGTCGGCATCGCGCTGGGCAACGAGAACCTGTCCCTCGCCATCCAGGAGTGCAGCGAGGGCCGCCAGATCTCCGGCATTGCCTGCCTCATCAACGAGGGCACTGCCGCCACCGCGACCGCCGCCGTTGATAACCCGAAAGCCGATGCGGTCGATACCCGCGCCGAGCTGGTCAAGGCCAAGGGCGCAGCCAACGTTGTGCTGTGCTCCCCGGACTATTACGCGAAGATCCTCAAGATCGCCGGTTCCGAGTTCACCCCGAACACCAACGAGCAGATTACCCTGACCGGCCGCGTGGGTCAGTGGTTGGGCATGACCTTCATCGAGTGCGCCGCACTGGCCGAGGCCAAGGGCACCTACTACGACTACACCGGCACCCTCAAGACCGTGGACTTCTCCAAGGTTGACTACATCATGTACAACTACAAGGCCCTGTCCATCATCGACAGCTTCGAGGCTGCCCGTCTGCGCGATGCCGAGAACTTCGTCGGCACCAAGGCGCAGGTCGAGATGAACACTGGCTACCGCGTCACCAATAAGGTGCTGGTTCGCGTCCGCAAGCACACCGCCTGATCCCGGAGGTGATCTCTATGTACAGCACCTACGACCAGTACCAGGAACAGGGCGGCCCCCTGAACGAGGCGCGTTACCGGGTCCTCGCGGAGAAAGCCGCAAGCATCATCGACTATAGAACGCTCCATCGTGCAGGCTCCGCACCGGCCGAAATGCGGCCTTGCCTGGCCCTCGCAGAGTGCGAGCTTGTAGAGATTCTTGATCGCTACGAAAAGGCCACAGGCGGCCTTGCAAGCGAGAATATTGACGGGTATTCCTACACCGTCAAGGCAGACCCCGCCGGAGCACAAAGCCGCGCAATCGACGATGTGCTCCGCCGGTATCTGTTCCGCCCTGACCTGGGCGTGAATCTGTTGTGCAGGGGGTTGGATCTCTGATGGTGTGCTGCGACAAAACCGTCACGCTGGTTCATGCCGGGTATGACGGCAGGGCAGATACTGACACCAGCTCCGAAACTGTACTGAAAGGCGTAAGCTGGTACAGCCAGAACCGTGCAGCTGTTGATTCTACCGGGCTGCATCATGCCCGAATATTCAAATGCCGCATCCCGGAGAACGTGCTCGGCCATGCCGCATTACCTGTGCCGGGTGATGTTTTGCGCTATGGCGATATAACCGCTACGGTGCTGGATGTTCACGATAACCGGGGTCACACGGGCGGCCACGTTTATGTGGAGGCGAGCTGATGCAGCTGGAAATTGATGCCCAGCTGGATCTTTCCGACCTGAACGCCATCCTGGAGCAGCGGGGCCTAACCCCAGGTGGCAGAGTGCAGAAAGTTGTTGATGCTGCCGTGCTGCGCTACTGTGATCCCAAAGTACCTTTTAACACCGGTATGCTGAAAAGCAGTGCTATCACCGCAAGTGCCGTGGGAGAGGGGCTGCTGGTATATGCCACACCTTACGCCCGACGGTTATTCTACCATCCTGAGTATAATTTCCAGGGCGCCCCTGACCGGGGCGCTTACTGGTTTGAAAGGGCCATGGCTGAACACAAAGACGACGTGGTGCGAGAAGCCGCTGCCACTGCAGGAGGGAGACCCGGAAGATGAACGCACTGGATGCCACCCGAAAGTGGTTGCGGGAAGAATGCCCGCTGATTGACAAAAGAAACCGTTTCAACGCCAACTATCTGGGAGCCTCCGGGGTTGAGTATACTCTGCGCACAAGCGGAGAATCGCACCGCCAGAACATTGTTGGTGATGACATCGCTACCCACAACCTGGTATTTGAGGCACAGCTTCCCTTTGGCACAGCCCTGGCTCCAAACCTGGCCGCCGCCGACTTTTTTGCCGGGCTGTCGGCCTGGGTGCGTGGGCAGGCAGCTGCCCAGAACTACCCGGAAGTAACCGGTTATGAAGTAACCGAGCTAACCGCCAGCAATGCCGGGGTTATTACCTCGGCAACCGCCACCGATGCGCGCTACCAGCTGCAGCTGCGCCTGGTTATGAAAGAAAGGACCTGAACCCGTATGAAAATTGAACGTAAATATATGGCGCATTACCTGAACGCCGCCTTTTCCTCCGAGAATCCCAGCTACGTTCGCCTGGGCGCTGACCTGGAGGAGTACAGCCCCGAACTTTCTGCCAATGTGGAGAAGAAGTCTAACATCCTGGGGCAGACCTCCGTGACCATCGACAGCTACCAGAAGCAGGGCGAAGTCAGCCCCTACTACGCGGAAAAGGGCGACCCGCTGTTTGAGAAGCTGCAGGAGATCATCGATGGCGATCTGGTGCTGGATGACCTGAAAACCGACATTGTCGAGGTCAAGCTGTGGGATGCCGAGGCCAGCGGTGCTTTCCCCGCTGTGCGCGAGGAGTGCTACATTGAGGTCTCCAGCTACGGCGGCGACACCACCGGCTACCAGATCCCGTTCAACGTGCACTACACCGGCGTGAAGACCAAGGGCACGTTTAATCCCGCCACCAAGGCATTCACCGAGGGCTGATTCGGCAAGGAGGAGTAACAGTGGAACTGAAAATTGATCGCGGCGTTAAAAGCTATGATGTCAAAGATGCCGACGGCACTTTGCTGGGCACGGTACGCCTGAATCTGGCCGATGCTGGTATGATGGGCCGCTTTGAAGAAGCCCGCCGCCAAATCGACAATATGATCCAGGATGCCGGAGCCGATGCCACCCCCGACACCCTGATTGCTGTGGACAAAGCCATCAAGGAGCAGCTGGACTATGCCTTTGGTGCATCGGTCTCGCCGATCTTCTTCGGTGGTTTGTCCAGCATGGCCCTGTGCGAAGACGGCGAGCTTGTGCTCGAAAAGGTAATGGATGCGCTTATTCCCATCCTTGAAGACGCAACCGGCAAGGCCGTAGCCGCCAGCAACGCCCGCAAGGCGCAGCGGTTGGAAAGATACCGCAATAAGCGGGTGGGGCTCGCCCCTGGTCAGCAGGCATGAGCGCCTGGGATCTGCCTGTCACGGTAGATGTTGCAGGGCAGACTTTCGCTATCCGCTCGGATTTCCGGGCTGTGCTGGACGCTCTGGCCGCCATGGCAGACACAGAGCTGACACAACAGGAACAGTTTTCCACCTGCCTGCAAATCTTATACCCTGATTGGGAACAGCTGCCAGATGCCCAGGCCGCTTTTACAGCAGCCATGGTGTTTGTGAACTGTGGAGAGCCTTTGCCGGAACACCAACTGCCCAAGCCCCGGCTTGTTGATTGGGAAAAAGACGCGGGGCTGATTGCCCCTGCCGTTGACAAGGTTCTTGGCTACAGCTGCCGCCGCTGCCAGTATCTGCACTGGTGGGAATTTATCGGCGCTTTCCACGGCATCGGACGCGGCTTATTTGCCGAAGTGGTCAGCATCCGCTCCAAGCGGGCAAAAGGTCGCAAGCTGGATAAGGCTGAACAGGAATTTGCACGAGAAAATGCGGCTTTAATCCGCATACGCGCCCCGGAAAGTGCCGAAGACCGTGCCGAAAAGGCACGGCTGATGGCCTTGCTGGGAGAATAAAAGGAGGTGGCCGCAATGGCTGACGGGTCGATCATACTGGATACCCGCGTAAACACCAAAGGTGCCGAAGCCGACTTGAAAGCACTGCAGGCCAAGGCCAAGAGTACCGCACAGCAGATTGCTGCTGTAGAGAAAGACTATAATTCTACAACCTCAAAGCACAGCAAACTGGGCGAGGATCTGCGCCAGACACGTGCACAGGCCGCAGCAGCAGCCCGTGAAATCCAAAACCTTAACCGGGCATTGGATGACCAGAACGACGCGGGTCTGACTGTTGACCCTGCTGATATAAAGCGCCTTGATTCTATGCGCGCTTCTTTGGACAAGCAGCTGAACCAGATTGCCGATATGTCCAAAGAATACCGCAGCCAGAGCGCTGCCCTGAAAACCATGGACCAGCAGCACAAACAGCTGACCGCACGGTTGGAGAAAGAGCAGACTGCCGTAAATGAGCAAGCCGATGCCGAGGCACGGATGCAGAAATCCGGCGTGTCTGATCGTTTGCAGAAAGCATCCTCCGCCATTGGCAGTTTTGCCGGGAGATTAAAGCGCATCGTTGCCGGTGTGCTGGTCTTCAACCTGATCTCCTCTGCGCTGCGCACGAT